CTCGTAGGCAAACGTGTATAGCATTTGCTTATAAAACTCTGTCATACCCCGATCGCTTACACACCAGTCTCGCTTGAAACACTCATACTCGTCGCCTTGCATGAAGTTTAATCCCATTACTTTTCCATCGCGGTCATACTCTATGTACATCCATCTATCGTTGTCATCGCACCATTGGTGTACTACTTTATCTAATTCTTCCATAGTTATTATATTTTAGTCGTTAGTTATTGTTGTGAAATTCCAGTTTTTATTTTTATCTTCGGAAAGATGGGCACATCCGTTTTTTATACAAAATATTTCGCCACCTCGATCGCTAGTTATATGGAATCCTAATCCGCTATCGCTAAAATCTTTTACTTCGTATAGTTTTATAGGAGTAATAAATCTAGCGTTTTGCGCTGTAGTCCAAGCGTAGGTTGTTTCGATCGGTAATTCGTCGGGTATTTGGTTGAACAATTCGTGCCGTATATCCTCGATAAGATCGATTTCAAGGTTTTCCAGGTTAAATGTATAATTTTCGTATTCGTAGTCGAGTATCATACCTAAAAAATCGTGTAGTTTGTGAAATTGTTTTATTGGTAATTCTAATTTTGCTTTTTGCATAGTATTTATATTTTATTTGTTACATTTATATTATCGATCGGTGTTCGTACTCATTTTGTAAGCGGTTTTCTCTGTTCTAGGAAATTGCCTGAGATCTGCGGTTGGCCTCTGTAGACTTTGCAAAAAGAATTCTTTAGTACAATCTCGTAAATCCGTGGTTGCGTCGATAGCTTCATCATAAGGTGAAATCATCCACTCTATTTTAGATAGTTCGTGACCTACGTCTTCCAGCATTTTAAGGTATTCGCTTTCGTCAGCGTATAGCATTACCGCATATTTGTATACTGCTTTGTCGTTAAAGTCTAGGACCCATAGGTGCATAGTTTCTTTATTTTTCATAGTTTATTTTTTAAATAGTTGTTGTAGTGATTTAACATCTTTTAGTCGGTTTATATTAGTGACTTCATCGTCATGGTCATCTAGATCACCTCGCATATCGTTGAGGTGCTCGTACATGTGGTCGAGCGCAACCATTAGTACGTTGTGTTCCGCATTCGTTAGTGTAGCGGTACCTATGTGCACCTGGGGTTTATTTTGTTCAATGAAACCGTGTAGTAATTCGTTTATATTGCCGAGATAACGGTGCATAGTGAAAGATTGTTCAGGTGAGATATCACCGCTCTCGAGATGGAAGTCTTCGCATATTCCCGACCAGTCGATGTTTACATATTCTTCAGTTAAATTCTTCATAGTTATAGTTTTTAGTTAATAGTTATCTTCGCCCTCGTCAAATTCGGCATGTTCTAAACATTCGCCACATATTTCTTCGCTAATATAGCTCGGTTCACATTCCAGAGATCCTCCACATTGTTATATAGTTTATTTAGTAATAATATTTCATCTTCGTAATCTATTACGTGTTCCGTAAGATCGTTGGTTACTTGACTTACTTCGAATAGAAGTGATTGGTAACACAGGTGTAATTCTTTATCCGTTAGTTTCATAGTGTATAGTTATTATTAGTTACATTTATATTATCAACTCGCTTTCGTATAGGTATTGTAAACACCCATAGAACCTTAAAATTGTTTAAGCAAGTATTCTCGGTTGTAAAACCCGATTAACTCGGACATCGTAAATTTCTTTCTCCACTGAGTAGTCTGTTCTACATAAGTGTCTTCACCGATCTTTTCTACATTACCGTCTTCCATCCAATCTTTAAATTCTTTTTCCATAGTGTATTATTTAGTAGTTATAGTGTCATTCGTTATTCATATATATTATCAATCCACTGTCGTATTCGTTTTGTAAAAGGTATGTTATTTATTATATAGTAAAAAATGTATTACAGGTATTACTCCACTCCTCGTTGTGTGTAATTAGAGTAAATTCACGATTTTGACCGATCTTTTGGATAAAAACACGTGTTTAGGGTAGATAGCGTATAGCATTTTACTTTATTTACTAAAACTGCGACATTAGCTAGTTATATAGTATAGTAAGAGGCTATTGTCACACTTTTTTGTAGGACGGAGTCTACTCTTCCGACGCATACCAGGTATACTCAGGCCATTAATTTAAAGTAAAAGGGGAATTTCACCCCTTAGTAGCTAATTACTTAGCTTCTTTGTCTAGTTCTACTCTAGTACTTAAGTGTCTAGTCATTGTAGGCATATCGGTACTTTGAGACCAATATCCTCTCTTGATCCAACAAGGCATTATGGTTAGTTTAGGTAACATTGCTTCCAATACTTCGTCGTGATTGTAGGTGACCTCAACATTTCGGTTGTTTATAAAGGTTATTACTTGATTTCTACCTAGCCAACCTTTTCTTACTACAAAGTTCTTTCGGTTAATAGGTGGGAAGATTAGAGCTTTCTCTTCATTTGACATTTTCGCAATAGCTTGGGTAATTAGGTCTTGATTTTTCATAGGTAATTTAATTTAATTTAATTATTATTATTATTAGTTAGTTACTTAATTCATATATATTATCAATTCAACCTCGTGTTCAGACTGTAGAGGTGCTATACGCTTCGCTATACGTGTTTACCCCGTAATACCTAAAATTTGGCTACGGAGCATACCTGTGCTATACGCCCGTGTTGGGCGGTGTTATTATTTTACTTTATTAAAAGGATTACCACAACCACAAGTCCAAGTGTTTTTACCTAGTGTGGGTTTATCACACGCACAACTACTTATAACACCATATAAAATTAATTGCTCTTTCTGTATTTTTTCCAAATGTCTTTTAACACTTTGGGTGCTTACCATAAAAGTATTGTTATCCTCTGCTTCTTGTAGCCAATTTAATAAGTTATCTATTGTCATCGTTTATTTATTTTGGTTTGTAATTATTCTCCGCAAAAAATCTTATCTGAATACGTTATATTCAATTAAAAATAACCGCCTTCGTGTAATCTTATATAAGCCTCACAATCTGCAAGACTACCTTGATATGCAACGCTATCATCGTCAGCATTTAATACTTGATAAGTGTTGCCCATAAATAGTTGTACTCTAAAATCTCTTTCCATAATTAATTATTTTTAAAATCATATAACAACGTGTTAACGTAATTGTTGGTTAAGTTCTTCCATTGTAGCCAGATGGCGTACATTGCTTGGCATGTTAGTACTTTGTGACCAGTACTTGCGTTTGATCCAGCACGCTTGGAATTGTAGCTTAGGGAGCATTGCATTGAGCACATCATCGTGATTGTAAGTTACTCTTTGATTTTTGTTGTTGACAAAAGTGATTACTTGATTTCTGTTGAGCCAGCTTTCACGGACCACGAAGTTAGCTCGTGTGATCGGAGGAAAGATTTTTGCTTTTTCTTCGTTGGACATTGATTTAAGTGCATTTTGTAAGATTTCATTTGTATTCATAGTTATAGTATTTAATTGTTATTCAGTTATATTATCGATTAGTATTCGTATTAGTATTGTAAGTTAATTAATTCTTCAATATATTCCTGTAATTCTTGTCGATCCGGAGTATGGAAGTGTATTTGAGATTCATTGATTAAAGTTTTGATTTTTTGTAATTTTTGTAAATTTGACATTTGATATTTGTTTTAGTTATTATTAGTTTCTTTATTCACATATATTATCAATTACACTTCGTACCCAGACTGTAAGTGCTATACGCAATGCTATGCGTGCTATACGCCTTCGGCTTTCGCCTCGGGCTTTTTGATCCGATTAGTTTCGGAGTGCATATCCAGCTCCTCGAGCCAGATCAGCAAGTATACTCTTAAGTCTTTGCATGTTCATTGGTTTTAGATTAGTATATGTTGGGGTCTTTGATTCGGCTGTCGATCGCATTCGAGACCAGTAAGGCGTGTATCTTGAAGCCGTCGATAGGTTGTATACCTTTCTTGTAGTCCGCTTCACTTCGTTGTTTCATGTAGAACTTTATTAGTTCATTGATTGTGTTGTGATCTTGTAATGTCATAGTGTTATGTTATTAGAGTTTAGTATTGATGTTAGTTCCAGTATAAAGTTTAGATAGTCCATAGTTTATTGTTTATAAGTTTGTATTAATTTATTTATATCTTTTAGATTTGAGAAGTGATAGTGATAGATAACTTCTTTTGTATTTGAATTGAATATTGTAAAGTCATACATTTTGTGATTTGAGCAATAGTAAATTTGAAAGAATGTTTTGTTTGAAAAGATTTGATTTGTCATTTGATATTTATTTAAGTTATTAATTATTATTTATTATTATTATTATTATTATTAATTTCTTTATTCACTTATATTATCAAAGTCACCTCGTGTCCGTACTGTAAATGCTATACGCCATTCGCTTTGCGTTGCCCCACACCAGACCTCGGACCTGACCTGACCTAACTCCAGACCTGATCCCGGACCTGACCTCATCTAGGATTCATCAGACCTCGTGTAAGGATCTATCAGGATCTAGCAGATAGTTCATGTACATAACCTCGTAACCATACACCACACCAGACCACACCAGACCAGACCACACCGTACCACGGAAAAAACCTCAATCCTTTCACGGGAAATATAGTAGCGCATTGTCTGTTGTAATAATACTATACGTGTTTGCACGCATATATACGACCGGGAACCTGGAACGACAGGGGGGCTGGGTAAACGAAAGCAGTTCGCCAAACCATAATGTTTTTAAATTGTATAGTGCAACCCCATGCTTCCATATTTGCAATAAATTTTTTTTAAGCCTTGTGTGACAATAGGTTGTTATATATAATAGTAGTAGGCTAACGTCGCCTTTTTAAGTTTATTTAAACGCGCGTAATCATACAGGTATGGCACAAAATTTATCAGCTACGGCGAGAAGAGACAAAGCGGCAAGAGACAAAGCGTATGCAATGACCCCTGACAGAAAGGCTAAGAAGACACATGCGGAGCGTGAAGCTAGAGCTAATCCTTCTGCAGCTAAGGGTAAAGATTTTGACCATAAGGACCAGAAGTGGAAAACGCCTGCTAAGAATAGAGGTAATGATGGGGAGGGTACCAAAAAAGAGGGTGGTAAAAAATACAATACTAAATAAACACATGGATAAGATATTAAAGTTTTTCGGAGCTAGTGTTATAGGAGACATTGGGAAAGTCATAGATGATTTATTCACGAGTGATGAGGAGAGAGATGCTGCTAAGAATAAGATCCTACAAGTATTAAAAGAAAAAGAATTAGAGCTGCAAAAAATGCAGACTGATATAATAATCGCAGAAGCAAAAGGTAACTGGCTACAAAGAAGCTGGAGACCAATTCTTATGTTAAGTTTCGGCTTTATAGTTATATACACAAAGTTTATATCTCAACTCGCATCACAATTAATAACACCTGTTCTAGAGCCAGAGTTCTGGAGCCTACTAAACTTAGGTATAGGGGGTTATGTTATTGGGCGTAGTGGAGAAAAAATAGCTGCAATAGTAGCGAATAAAATAAACATAACAAAAAAATAAATAAAAAACAATGGGACAATTTTTTAACCAACCAGATTTTGGGACAGAAGCAAAAGCAATATTACCTACAGACACTATTGCTGCGGGAACAAACCTTAAGGGTGCATGCTTATACGTGGGGATCGCGGGGGATATAAGCGTAATAATGACAAGCAAATTCGGACCTAATGGGGAATATCCGGTAGTACCAGCGGCAATAAAATTCAGAAACGTACCTGCAGGATCTATATTGCCTGTAATAGCTGATTTTGTAGTGGCAACCGGAACTACCGCCTCTGGTCTAGTAGCTTTAAAGTAATATGGCAGTTGGTAATGGCATGGGTATAGGAATCCCAATGGTAAACTTAGGTTTAGGAGCGAGCTCAGCAGTTCCCGGGTTATTAGCCCTTCTACAAGCGCGTGCAACATATTACGAAAATCAAACATGTACAACCGCGATTTTAGATAAAATAGAAAAAATACAATAATATGGCAAATTTACTTGAGTCTGCGAGTGTTGTACTGACACCGACAGCGTATAATAATGGCAAAGCACTATGCATTAAACCCGACGACGGAAGCGGTGACTTTGATTTCAGTAGAAATTCAGCCGCTACTCGTGTAAACGCTCAAGGGTTAGTTGAGGATGTTCAGATACTATCTAGTAATTTGGTGCAGAACGGCGATTTTAGTCAATTAGGAAGTCAAGAAATAACTAATGGGAATTTTTCACAGCAAGGTTCGCAATTAATTGTAAACGGAGATTTTGCTACAGATAGCGATTGGAATTTAGGTGGCTCAGACACCCCTATAATAGAAAACGGATTTTTAAAATTTGGTATATCAAATGGGACATATTCAAGGGCGAGACAAAATAATGCTTCTATCATTGGAAATTGCAAGGTTACTTATACAGTCGTAAATAGTAGTGCTTCTACATTGGCAATTAGAGAATATGCAGGAGGAAACAACGAGAGTGTTCCTGCAACAATAGGCACGCATACAATTTATAAAAACTTTATTGCAAACGGAATTAGTTTTCAAGCAGGGGGTGTTGACGGTGGTGTCTTAGAAATAGATAATGTTTCAGTCGTTGAGGTGGGGCAAGATTGGACAATAGCAAGCGGCTCGGGTTGGAGTATAGGAGAGGATAAAATAATTGGAGTTAATAGCTTAAATTTTTCAGCTTATCAAGCTTCTTTAGTATCTGGTAAAACATATAAAATAACTTATGAGGTTAAAGACTATGTAAGCGGTACTTTTGGAATTAGAGCAAACACCGCAGCAGGATTAACTGTTACTGCGAATGGTGTTTACACAGATTATATAACATCAAACGGAAATAAAGTTTATTTAATGGGTTTCGGAACTTTTAACGGCTCTGTAACAAATATTAGTGTTAAGGAAGTCGGGCAAAATTGGTTTAAAGATGCTAACTGGTCAATAGGTTATAATGTTGCTACAAGTACTGGTGGAGGTAGAATGTTTCAATCAATATCCGCTCTAGAAGGTAACACAGGAACAAAAGTAAAAGTAAGTTTTAATATTACAGAGGTAACAAGTGGCGGTGTTAAAGTTGATTGTTATGGAGCGGCATCTTCTGTTATAACAGAAGTAGGAACACACACTTTTACAGGAACAACAACAAACTCATTAAACTTATACATTAATAATTCGGGCACTGGTAACTTAGTAGGTTCTGTAACGAATATTTCTGTAATCGAAATTACAAATGATACTAACCTACCTAGAATAAACTACGAGGGCTTCAGTTATCAAGATGCTTTAGGTAGTGAGGAAATTACAAATGGAGACTTTTCTAGCGGAGCTACAGGTTGGGTTGTAGGTACAGGATGGAGTGTTGTAGATGGAAAAGCCAATAAAGTGTCGGGAACAGAAAGTGATATAAACCAAACAAACGGCTTGGCAACGCAAGGTTTAAGTTATTTATTTAGCTATGACGTTAACTTAACATCGGGTACAGTACAAGCAGCAGTCAAGGGTGGTTCAGGTCAATTATTTAATACAGTTGGAACTCATACCGTATCAGAAATAATAGTAGCAGGCTCGGGACCTACAGATTTTAAGATTACTGCAAAATCCGGTTTCAATGGTTCAGTAGACAATGTATCTGTAAAAGAATATAAAGGGCAAGAAGTAGTGCCTAGTTCGGGCTGCGGAAACTGGTTGTGGGAACCTCAGTCAACAAACCTAATAACTTATTCAGAAGATTTTACTCAGTGGGATAAAATAAATTCAAATGTAATTAGTATAAATGAAACAAATCCTATTAATTCTGTAGCTTATGAAATAGAATCTACTGTGTCCTCTAATAAATCAAGAATTTATTATAATAGTTTAATGGTTTCGGGCAGTAGTTATTCAACATCATATTTAGTAAAGCCGTCGTCAAATTCTCCTCAATATTTGGGGTTTGCTTGCATTAGTAATACAACACCAGATGTTTTTTATAATTTTTCAAATAACCAATTTGAGGATAATACTATTGTGGGTAATGCAGCTAAATGTGAAAGTATACAAATGCTTAACGGTTGGAGGCTTTTAAAAGTGCCAATACATAATAATGTAACCAACACAAGACTCAATATTTATCAAGGTGGTATCTCGGGCGGCGAGCTAATAGGAGTTAATGGTCAGTCTTATTATTTAAAATTCGCACAATTAGAAGAACAATCCTACGTAACATCTTACATACCCACAGATGGAACAACAGTAACACGTAATCAAGATGCCTGTACCAATGGAGGTAGTGTTTCAACAATAAACTCAACAGAGGGTGTTTTATATGCAGAGATAGCAGCTTTGGCAAATGAAAATGTTCAGAGAATTTTAAGTATAAGTGACGGAACACATAACAACACTGTAAAACTTGGCTTTTTAAATAGTGCTACAGACTATAGACTCTTCGCAGACATTAGATTAGGTGGTGTTAATCAAGCCTTTTTAACATTTAATTTCGGAGCAGTTGCACCAACTTTTAAAAAGTGTGCTATAAAGTATAAACAAAATGATTTTGCCTTGTGGATTGATGGTGTAGAGGTTGCAACAGATACAAGTGGTAATACTTTTTCTGCAAATACTTTAAATGAATTGACTTTTACAAGGGGAGATGCTGCTCAAAATTTCTTCGGAGAAACTAAATGCCTAGCAGTTTGGAAAGAGGCTTTAACAGATACACAACTTGCAGAACTAACAACTATATAGATATGATGCAAATATATAAAACGAATTTTCCAACAGAACAACAAGGGAAAGACTACCTATTAAATCTAGGGGTAATAGTAGAAGTAGAGGGAGAAATAGTCTTTGCTAAAAATACGGCGGCGGTTGTTTATATTGGCAAGGTGGTAGAAGTACCAGCTACGTACGATGCAGATGGTAATATTCTAACACCAGCAGTTTACTATGACGGCTATGCCATTGACGTTATGTCAAGTTCTGATTTGGATTTTGGAACTTATGAGGTATATCCAGGTGATGACGCAGCGCATAGCTTTTACGGATGGGCAAAAAGCGCGGAAGTACCGCCTAGTTAGATCGCAAGATTAAATCAAAGCAATAATAGAACAATAAAACCAAGTTTTTTATAATTACACGTAACTATATAATAAGAGTTTAAAACAAACAAATAAATAAATGGCAAAAAGAATTAGAATACCAGGGTTTAGAAATGATATAATGTTGAACGCGGATGAAATTATGTATGCAGAAGTGGGAGGTGATAAAAGAGCTCCCTATGTAGCAATATACTTTAATAACGCAGACGCTGTCGTACAAGACACAAAAAGGGCTGAGGCACACCCTAATGGTTTGATAGCGCTAAACATTAGCATACTATCGTTAGATGCTCTTTCAGAATGTCAAAAGTTGCTGCAAGGTATTAACAATGCTCTTACGGGATTTGGTAACGGGTTAACCGTTGTAGATCATAATTACGGTGACATTGCAACTGTAATTTGGCAAACAAACAATGTAACTCCATCTGTTATTGCCCCTAAAAAACTTTAAATAAAATAAATTAACAATTAAATAAAATAAAATGGAATTTAATCTACCAAGTCAAATCGTAAAAGATTTGAATTTCGGCGATAAGGCACGAAATAAAATATTGTCAGGCGTTTATAAATTATCCGACGCAGTGAAGTCAACATTAGGAGCTTCAGGAAAATGCGTAATATATGAGGACGCAATGGGCAGACCGGTGATAACAAAAGACGGGGTAACCGTTGCAGAAAGCGTAGTCTTAATGGACCCGGTCGAGAACATAGGTGCAACCTTGATAAAGGAAGCAGCTAATAATACAGTGAGAGAAGCAGGTGACGGTACTACTACAGCTACCGTTCTTGCCTCTTCATTATTAACAGGATTAAACCAATACAAGGGTGAAGAAAAGATTAGGAGTATTAAAGACGGCATTCAAGAATGTTATAAAGAAATTGTGGATTACCTTGACGATGCCAGCATACCAGTTGAAGGAGACATGCTTAAACAGGTTGCTTATATCAGTTGTAATAATGACAAAAGTCTTGGAGACAAAATTGGAGAAGCTTTCGAAAAAGTTGGAAAGAATGGTGTCGTTCTAATGGAAGACTCCGAAACAAATGATACGTATGTAGACTTTGTGGAAGGGACTCAATTTAATGCGGGTATTAAATCTCAACATTTATTAACAGACAAAGACAAAGGGACAGCCGTACTTGAAAATCCATACGTTTTAATAGTGAGTTCAAATATACCAAGTGTACGACGTATACAAAGCATACTAGAGCATGTAGTTAAAACAAAAAGAGCATTGCTTATAGTTGCTCCTATGGACCAGCAACCGTACGCTACATTGTTAGCGAACAAGGTTAAGGGTAATATAAAAGTAAACATTGTTGATCTCCCGGGGTTTGGGCCAACTAAGCAAGATACAATTGAAGACTTAGCTATATTAACAGGGGCCACTGTTGTAAACGAAGAACTTGGTGATGATTTAGACTTAATAGATCCAGGCGTTTTAGGAGAAGTGATAAAATCTGTTACTGATAGCAAGAACACTACCTTGCAAATTAAAGAAAACACAGATGATTTATCTGAAAGGATAATAGAAGTAAACAATAAAATAGAGAAAGAAACAAACGGTTATATCAAGAAGAAGCTTGAAGCGCGTTTGTCTATGCTAACAGGTAAGGTTGGTGTCATTTATGTAGGTGCCGATTCAGCTGTTGAACTGAAAGAAAAGAAAGATAGAGTTGAAGACGCAATCCACGCGACTAAAGCTGCTTTACAAGAGGGTATTATACCCGGAGGCGGAACTGCTTTATTAAACGCTTCTCAACTTATAGAGCCTAAAAACGATGGTTACAGCATATTGTTAAAAGCTATACAAGAGCCATACAATATAATACTAGGTAATGCGGGGTATTCTGATTACGAATTTCCAAAAGCTAGATCAGAAGCAAGCGACGCCAAGGAAGACTGGGTAGGTATCGGAGTAGATGTAACTTGCGGTTGTTATAAAAGAATGATAGAAAGCGGCATTATAGATCCCGTGCTAGTAACCAAGTCTGCGTTAAAGAATGCGATAAGCGTTGCTACCACAATTATATCAGCTGATTGTATAATCTCAAATGTAAGATCTCTTGAAAGCAATTAACTACTACATCGTTATAGATAAGATAAAGGAGGCTCCCAAAACGGTTGCTGGCCTAGAATTAACTGAAACACAGAACACGGACATTAGGTATTTAAAAGCTGAGGTTATAAGCGCTGGTGATAAAGTTGATTATATAAAAGAAGGTAGTGTTGTTAGATATGACAAGCACGCAGGGCATGGGATAGAATGGAATGACAAAATGTATCACGTCATTACTATAAATGATATAGTGCTAGTTGAATGAGACTAAGCGCGCAAGATCTAAGAAATAAGAATATCTTTAAGTATTACAGGCTCGTTAGAAAATGGGCTTGTAAAACTTACGGATTAAAAGACGCAGATTTAGAGTTACTTATTTACTTAGATTGTAAAAAGCATTTTATACGTAATGATTTTATTAATGGTGCATATACGTATTCCTGGGATAAAGCAAGATGGGAAAGATTGCGCAAAAACGAATGGATAACCATTTTTAGCAAAAGGAATAGAACTACGATGAAGTATAACACTTATACCACATCGTTTAAGTGTAAGCAACTTATAACAAGAATATATAGAATATTACTCGGCGAGGAAGATTTACCTACGTCGACAAAGAGCACATTTTATAAAAATAAAACGTATACAGATAAAGTGTTTAACCATGCTATCGATAACATGATAAAAGATAGCGAACGATAAAAATAAGACTATGGCATTTAAAATGACTCCAAAGTCCCCAACCTTAATGGCAACGGGCAAATTCGGATCACCGGCAAAAAACATGAACAAAGGGTATGGTCCCGCAAAGACTTCTTCTCCAGCTAAGCAAAAATCAGGCAACAGCATGACAGCAGCGGAAAAGAAAGCAATGAATGATAGGTCTGTATTTGGACCTGACGGCAAAAATGTTGCAAAGCCACCAAAAAGCAAATCTAAGTCAAAATACGATCTTGATACAACTGCCCCAAAAAAAGGAAATAAAAATGTTAAAGGGGAAAAGTACGGCAAGTCTCCTGCTAAAAAGAATGGTATGAAATACGATATCAAAGAAGCTAGCAATCAAAATCTTACTGCAAAGGCTAGAAAACATTTTGCTGAAAATGCTCAACACGATTCTAAGAAAGGGTCTAGATAGTATGGCTTTTAAGCTAAAATCACATTCTGAAATATTTGGTTTGCACGACGCGACGTCGGAATTTGGCACACCTGTTATTATAAAGGATGATTTAGAAGAGGGGGTACAAGCAGAAGCTAATAGAGATGGAACGATCTTTGTTAGCTCAGACACCCCTGAAAGTAAAGTGCAGGATGCCGTCGACCATGAGAAAGTTCATTTAGATCAAATGGCTTCCGGAAGGTTACAATACTCAGATGATTCTGTTACTTGGAAAAGGGACACAAAGTCGCCTGCTAGGAAATACGATAGAGCCACGATGAACGAAGGGCACCCGGATTTTGAATGGGAAAACGAAGCATATAAACAATCATAATTATGGGATTAAATTTTAGAGGAGCAGCTAGCAGGTTTAAAGATAAAAATCAAAATAGCTTTCAAGATAAATCAGCGCCTGGCCCAAGAAGAGGTGTAGGTGGTGATGAGCCGGGTAGTTTAGCTAGGGCTGAAAAACGATTTGGAAGAATATCTAGTCCTGCTAAAATAAAGAAAAACTTTTACGGGGGTGAAGCATATTTTCAAGATGGCTACAGTGGCGATCTGGCTAATAGCTTACCTATAACGCGTAGGTCAAGTTCTCCTTTAAAAATGAATGAGGCATTAGTGTCCGGGGCGGCAGATACAGGAAAAAAATTCGTAGATGCTGGATCATCTTTTGCTGATGGATTTGCTCAATCAGTTAAAGAACCTAAAGCGGAAGATTTAGGAAAAGAAAATAAAAAAGACGACGACCCAACAGTTGTAGACCCCAGTGAAAAAAAGGACGATATAATAACCACCTCAGCTACGCCAGACGTAACAACAAGTTAAAAAAATATAAATATGAATAACAAACCAATTACAGCCCGTGTTAAAAGCGGTATGTTCAAAACAAAAGAGCCGCTACTAAATGTAGGACCGGCCGGAGTTGACGGAAACAACAAGACCCGCAGTATGCCTTCCCCGAGTAAGATGAAAGGGTATACAATGAAGTCTTCACCTTTTAAGCAAGCAAAGACCTCTGAACAGATTGTTAACGACGAAATGACAAATCAGGGTATAAAACTTGGGACAGAAACAACTACTATCGAACCAGGTAAGGAGGGTACACCGGATACCAAAATAAAAGGTAACTCAGGGTCAGACGCTTTTAAATCAGCTTTTGGTGACGCTAGAAAAAGCGAGGCAAAAACATTCGACTTTAATGGTAAAAGTTATAGCACAGAGTTAAGCGAGGACCCTGACTTTGGTAAAGACAAGGTTGTAAAAGGAGACCCTGGGACAGAGGACAAAGCGGTGAAGAAAAAAACGGCTATTATTGAAAAAGTTGCACGCAAGGGTGAAGCCTCAACAGCTTACGGTACTCGCAATAACTTAAGGAAAGCTAAAGTAGCGGCTCGTAATGCGAAAAAATATCAAAGAAAAAAAGATAGAAACGATCGCAGAGAAGACCCGTCTCTTTCCGCAAAAGATCAAAGACGTGCTAGAAAAGACGCGGCAGCCGTATCGATAAAAGAAGTTGCAGATTCTGAAGTACGAAATTCACAAATTCAATCTAAGCAAGGCAAGAGCGGTATTGGGGCTAGCAAGGAAATAGTGCTGGACGATGTTAATGTACAACAAGGAGAAAAAACAGACACTCGACAAAGAGAGTTGGGTAATAAAGCTCCTAAAAAAACAGGTTTATTTGATCAATTTAAAAGCCCTGCTGAAATGAAAAACAAAGGTTTCTTTAAAAAGAAATCACCTATGAAAATGAATTACTTTAAAAAGTGAAACCTAAAGGGTTAGGCGATACAATAGAAAAAATTACAACCGTAACCGGAATTAAAAAAGCAGTCAAAGCTTTACCTTGGGATTGCGGTTGTGATAAAAGAAAAGGAGCATTAAACAAGATGTTTCCATATAAGTAAAAATTAAATTTAATTAAATGAAAAAAGAAAAAGACTACACAGAATTTGAGGTTATTAAAGGCGATCATCTTAGTGAATCTGAATTGAATGAATTACGAGAAGCTGTGAATCGCGTAAACGAGGCGCAAATGCAAATAGGTGGGCTTGAAACACACAAAGCTAAACTTATAACCGAAATATTATTATTCACTAAAGAAGTAGAAAGCACTCAAAAAATACTTGCCTCTAAATACGGAGATGTAAGCATCGATCTTAATACTGGTAAACTTACAGAAAATGCGGTTGATAAGAAAGATTAGTATAGGCAAAGACTATAAGAATGACGCGATGCACTACGCCGTTGGTCAAGAAGTCTATGGCGGACACACTATAGACAGCATTATAGAAGAGGATAATAAATATACTGTGTATATCTCAAAGGGAGACATACTTATGCCTTGGAAAGATTTTAATAAAAACATGGGTATATCTGTTGAGTATAACATTTCATGGTAAATGCAAAGCGTATTTAACTACCTTGTAACACCACAAGGGGGCAGAACAACAGGGCAGACTACAATTGAAGGACAAGAATTACTATTAAACACAGAATTACAAAACCACGAGTATTCAAACAGAGTGGGGGTTATATTAAGTTTACCCTTAGCTGAAAAATACAAGGAGCTCCAAGAAGGAGACGAGGTTATATTACATCACAATGTATTCAGAAGATTCAGAGATGTAAGAGGTAAAGAAAAAAATAGTAAAAGCTATTTAACAGAAGAAACTTATTTGGCACAACCGGACCAAATATACGCATACAGAAGAGAAGGAGAATGGAGAGCTTTAGAAGGTTTTTGTTTTGTTTCGCCGGTTAAAGAGACTAAAATGTTCTCTATGGATTTTGAAAAGCCGCTAATAGGAGTAGTCAAATACTGCACTTGTGGATTAGAAGTAGATAATATAGTAGGATTCATACCTACGTCAGAATACGAATTTATTATAGAAGGGCAGAAGTTATACCGAGTACCCACCAATTCAATTACAATCAATTATGGACACAAAGGAAACCAAGAGGAATATAATCCTAGCTGGGCACAAAGCAGTTGAGGAATTAATAAAGGTAGCGGAAGAGGTGATAATAACTAACTCCGAAGATGACTTAACGGCGGACAAATTAAAAAATGCTGCGGCTTCAAAAAAGCTAGCCATATTTGACGCTTTTGAAATACTTAGCCGTATTGAAGAGGAACAAAGAGTATTAGACAACAAGCCTAGGAAAGAAGTGGAAACCACGGAATTTAAAGGATTTGCTGAAAGAATGTCCAAGTAATGTACGAGCAAAACTTATACAGCATTATAGAGCCAATTAGGAAGACAACAATATCTAGGCTTAATAAAGGCAGCAAATGGGAGTACGGCTACAATAAAGAACATGACATTGTTGTTATTAGTAAGACCGGAAAGATCGGTGATATATATAACATACAGGGGTTTAAAATAGCGCTACCATTATTGCCCGGCAAAATAAGTAAGAAAAACAATAAGTGGACTCCGGATGAATACCCGAAAGAGTTAAAAGGGATTAATAACATTTTCGATTGGAGAGATTATCCAGAGGAATTTAAAAATACGTGGGGGACATATATAGATGAGCATTTCAGAAGACGCGAAGAAGGTCATTGGTTCAATAATAAGGGCGTGGACACTTACATTACTGGTACTCACTTTATGTACCTGCAGTGGTCCAAGATTGACGTTGGGCAACCTAACTTTAGAGAGTCAAACAGATTATTCTACATATTCTGGGAAGCTTGCAAGGCAGATAAAAGATGCTACGGAATGTCCTACCTCAAAAACAGGCGATCTGGATTTTCCTTTATGGCTTCCGGCGAAGCTGTTAACCAAGCAACAATATCTTCAGATGCTAGATTTGGCATACTGTCAAAATCTGGGGGAGACGCAAAGAAGATGTTTACGGACAAAGTTGTACCAATATCGGTTAACTATCCATTCTTCTTTAAACCGGTACAAGACGGAATGGACCGTCCCAAGACAGAACTCGCATATAGAGTTCCAGCCTCAAAATTTACAAGGAAAAAGCTTGACTCAAATGTTGCAGCGGAAGACATCGTTGGTCTTGACACCACGGTCGATTGGAAAAACACGGGTGACAACGCGTATGACGGAGAAAAATTAAGACTACTAGTTCATGATGAATCCGGTAAATGGGAAAGACCAAACAATATACTTAATAACTGGCGAGTTACAAAAACTTGTTTAAGGCTAGGTAGTAGAATTATTGGCAAGTGTATGATGGGATCAACCTCCAACGCTTTAGACAAAGGGGGTGAAAACTTTAAAAAGTTATACAATAGTTCTGACGTAAATAAAAGAAACGCAAACGGGCAAACAAAGTCTGGGCTGTATTCTTTATTTATACCTATGGAATGGAATTACGAAGGCTTTATCGACGAGTATGGACATCCTGTATTTAATAAGCCGCCAGAAGGCACCCTGGGGCCGCATGGAGACGTTATAGAAGTCGGAGTCATTGAGCACTGGAATAATGAGGTAGACGGATTAAAAGGCGATCAGGATGCTCTAAACGAGTTTTACAGGCAATTCCCAAGAACAGAAGAACACGCGTTCAGAGATGAAACAAAAAATAGTATATTTAATTTAGCAAAAATATACGAACAAATAGATTACAACGAAGACTTAGGCAACAGCAATGTACTAACAAGGGGCAGCTTCCAGTGGGAGCACGGCGTTAAAGATACGAAAGTAATATTTAATCCAAACCCTCAAGGTAGGTTTTTAATTTCATGGACACCCGCTTATAATATTCAAAATAGGCAAACTACACGTAATGGTATAAGGTATCCCGGCAATGAGCACATGGGAGCCTTTGGGTGTGACAGTTATGATATATCTGGAACAACAGATGGAAGAGGTTCTAAAGGAGCATTACACGGATTAACTAAGTTTAGTATGGAAGATGCGCCTCCTAGCACATTTTTTTTAGAATATGTTGCTAGACCGCAAACAGCGGAAATGTTTTTTGAAGATGTATTAATGGCGTGCGTATTTTACGGTATGCCTTTGTTATGCGAAAACAACAAACCGAGGCTTTTATATTACTTTAAAAGAAGAGGCTACCGCGGATACTCGATGAACAGACCTGATAAGCTTTGGAATAAGTTATCGGTAACAGAAAAAGAAATTGGAGGAATACCAAACTCCAGTGAAGACATAAAACAAGCTCACGCAGCCGCTATTGAAATGTATATAGATAGGCATGTTGGTTTAAGTAATGAGGGGGAATACGGTACAATGTATTTTAATGAAACGTTAAACGATTGGTCGAAGTTTGATATAAACAATAGAACAAAATTTGATGCTGCGATTAGTTCCGGCTTAGCTATAATGGCTTGTAATAAAGATTTGTATAGACCGAGCAACAAAGCACAAAAGCAAGTTGTTAATTTAAGATTTGCGAAATATTCTCACGAGGGTACGGCATCAAAAATAATAAGAAAATAATATGGCGAATAGCGTAACAAATAGTTTTTTCCCTAGCCAAGTAGTAAGTGATCAGGAGAAAGTTTCTCAGGATTATGGGTTGCAAGTTGGTAGAGCGATTCAAAATGAATGGTTCAGTAGCAACTCTGGGGCGACTCGCTTTAGAAGTAATCAAAATACTTTCCATACTTTAAGACTATACTCAAGAGGCGAACAACCAGTACAAAAATATAAAGACGAGCTTTCCATCAATGGCGATCTATCTTATTTGAACTTAGACTGGAAACCGGTTCCAATATTATCAAAGTTTGTTGATATCGTTGTTAATGGTATAGCTGATAGATCTTTTGATATTACTACTTATTCGCAAGATCCTTATGGCGTAAGCAAAAGAACAGCTTATATGGAGTCTGTTTTAAGAGACAAGCAAACAGAGGACTTAAATAACTTCGCTCAAGAAAATTTTGGTATTAATCTTTTTGAAAATCCACCAGAAACTTTACCAGATTCTCAAGAAGAATTAGATATACACATGCAGCTTACTTATAAGCAAGGCATAGAGATAGCTGAAGAAACAGCGATTAACACGCTGCTAGACGAAAATAGATATGATCTGACAAAAAGAAGGACTTATTTAGATTTAGCAACATTAGGTATAGGTTGTGTTAAAAATAACTTTTCAGAATCCGAAGGTGTTACTATTGATTATGTTGATCCAGCTTATTTGGTATATTCGTATACAGAGGACCCTTATTTTCAAGACATATATTACGCGGGAGAAGTTAAATTTGTGCCAATAAATGAAATTAAAAAACAATTCCCTGAATTAACTCAGGGCCAATTAGAAAGAATTCAGCAGCAGGGCACACAAAATTATGGTGTTTTTGATCAGACTGCAAGTAACGAATATAACAACAATAGGGATTCAAACGTAATACAGGTTTTATACTTTAATTATAAGACTTATATGAATGAGGTCTACAAAGTTAAAGAAACAGCAACGGGTGCAACTAAAATAATAGTGCGAGACGATCAATTTAATCCTCCGGTAGAAATGCTAGAAGAGCAATTTGGAAAAATGTCAAGATCTCTTGAGGTACTTTATGAAGGTGTTATGATTGTTGGTACAGATATAATGCTTAAATGGGAAATGGCAAAGAATATGATGCGCCCTAAAAGTGATGTATCTAAAGTTAAGATGAATTACGCTATTACTGCGCCTAGAATGTACAAGGGAAGAATAGAATCGCTAGTAAGCAAGTGCACGGGATTTGCTGATATGGTACAATTGACTCACTTAAAATTGCAACAGGTACTGCAAAGAATGATTCCTGACGGGGTGTACCTTGATGCCGATGGTATTAACGAAGTGGATTTAGGAAATGGAACAAATTACAATCCGCAAGAAGCACTAAATATGTTTTTCCAAACGGGTTCTATAATAGGTAGATCATTTACCCAGGATGGGGATATGAATCCTGGTAAAGTTCCTATACAAGAAGTACCTACTGGAAGTGGTGGCGCAAAATTGCAAACATTAATTTCAACTTACAACTATTATCTACAAATGATAAGAGATGTAACTGGTCTAAACGAGGCAAGAGACGGATCTACTCCGGATTCTAGAGCATTAGTAGGTGTTCAAAAGCTAGCCGCAGCAAACTCGAATACAGCCACTAGGCATATACTTGACTCAGGGTTGTATTTAACAAGAGAGCTTTGTGAATGCTTATCATTGAGAATATCAGATATAATAGAATATCACCCAGCTAAAGAATCTTTTATAGCTAAAATAGGTAGGTTTAATGTTGGAACATTAGAAGAAATGGCTGACTTACACATGTATGACTTCGGAATATACTTGGAGCTAATGCCTGACGAAGAAGAGAAGGGGGCTTTAGAGAACAATATTCAAGTTGCTTTACAGCAAGGTAGCATAGATCTTTCTGACGCTATAGATATTCGCGAAGTAAAAAATCTTAAATTAGCGAATCAACTTCTTAAAGTTAAACAAAAGAAAAGACAAGAAAGATTGCAGGCTGAAAATCAAGCTAACATACAGGCTCAGGCCCAGGCTAATGCTCAGGCTCAGCAAGTTGCTGCTCAAGCGGAAATACAAAAAGATCAGGCTTTGTTCCAAACCAAGTCTCAGCTAGAGGAGTTAAAAGGTTCTATAGAAGAAAAAAGAATAGGTATTGAGGTTAATGCTAAAAAAGAATTAATGGAATTAGAATTCCAATATAATATGCAATTGAAAGGCATAGAAGTAGATGGATCCAAATCTAAAGAAAAAGAAATTGAAGATCGTAAAGATCAAAGAACCAGGATACAGGGTACTCAGCAAAGTGAAATGATCGAGCAAAGAAAAAACGATTCTCCAGCAAAAAACTTTGAATCCGCAGGAAATGACGTAATGAGTCAAGGATTTGGCTTAGGAGCGTTCGATCCTAGGTAATAATAATAATAAT